AGGATGCCCAAAACCGCCTATCATTTGCCTTGGAACGCCGAAAAAGGGGACCCCGTTCATCGTGGTGTCATGTGTGGCGGTTGCAGGTTGAATTGGATCTACATCAACGGCGGCGGAAAATATGTCAATGTCAAGAAATGTTGCTTTGGAATCAAGTGCAATGGTGAGTGTTGATGTGCTTTTATTGCCCTCGATGCATGGACATTGCACAATGCAATGAAGCAACCTACAACAACGAAAGCGGAAACATTGACACCTGCAACGATGTGTTCAACAACCCCGATATTTGTTTTCATTGTTGGCCTCTGGAGGAAATGTGATGGATCCCAGAGCAAGGTTGATGGCGATTCAAACGCAAATTAACGCATGGTTGAACATCATGCAAGAAGATTCGCACTTCGCAGTGCCGGAGTTTATGCTCGAACAGATATGGAACCGGTTAGAATTAGTGATCTCTGTGTTAAATCAAGATGGAGTGGACATTGAGTCCAACGATTCCAGCAACGCCAACGGCTAAGCCTTTGACAACACGAAGCATTCCTTTGACTTCGATTAAAGTTTGCTCGATAAGAAGAAGCCTTTGCTCCAAAGAATCAAGTCGTTTGTCTTGAAGGTCATCGGGCACGATCATAATATCATACCATACGAGTGTTTCCATTGTCAAACAATTTACGAGGCGGGAATTGAGAACGGATAGGACCAGACACAAGACCACGATTCAAACCGAAGCGAACCCATTCGGGAATAGGTCCAGCGGTCGGTGAATCCCTACCAAATGCTTGATCGAACCCCGCCATCTTCCTTGCACCTGCAATATATCCCCGAATAACTGAGGTTGCTAACATCGCTTCGCTTTCATCCGATGCCTGATTCAAAAAGAAATTGCGAAGGTTATCTCCTCTTAACATTCGTTCAGGTCTAATTCCACCATATTTCCACATGGGAAAGATTTGACCGACATTTGCCGCCGGTGGAATTGTTCTCCCTTGTTGCATGAGGTTGATTCCTTGTGCGACGGATCGCTCTCGAATCATTCCGAGTCCGTAGACGATCAAACTCGCTTTCTTTGTGAGCGAGGCGATGTAGAAAGAAAAGGCGATATTCGAAATCGTTGCGCCACCGGATCCATGAACGAAGCCGGTGATGTAGACCGTTGGAGTGTAAAACATGAAAGAGGCTTGCGCTCCAATTGATTGATTGGGGAATTGTTCGATGTCGAAGAAAGTCGTAGGAGTATAATTTGAACAGGTTGCTTTGAACAAAACCGTATCGGCTCCAGCCATGGCTCCACGGTGTTCGAATGCCGGACTAACTTTCATCTCTGAGTAAATGATTGGAAAGGGTGAAACAAACCATTCAATCAACATCTCCGGTGCATCATCCGTTGCTGGAATAGCATCTTGAAAGATATCCATTTGAAACACATTGTGCAATTGATTAGGGCGAAGGTTAATCTTCTTTTGAACAATACCAAACCCTTCATCATCAAGAGTCAAGGTTGGTATTTCAATTGTTTCCCTTATTTCTTGAAGAGCCATATTTATTCCCCCTTTGCTACTTTACGAGATGCTGCAGCGCAACGCTTGAAACCGTTCTTTTTCCATGAACCGTTTTTTAGTTTGTAATCGGGAGCCAATCGTTTGAAGGCTTTACCGTATGCGACATGATATTTTGATGCTTTACGCTTCTTAGCAGGGGCACGAATAGGAGCAACTATTTCTTCAGCTGACTGAACATCTTGGACATTTCCTCCGGTCGGCATAATAGTTTCACCGCCTCGAATGTAAATCGTGAAAGATGGATCGCTGGAAAGTCGATACATTTCATGCGCTGGAATAGCAACCATTGGATATGGAACGATGGTTATTTCATCCGCTAATCGGTTGAGCGGGTCAAAAGCGACAAGGGTTTTCGCTCCAAACTTAGCCGCTCCCTCAACCACATTCAATTGGTCAAGAAGCATTTTCAAACGAGGTGAGTTAATGTCCGTTGAGTCTGGTACCAAGTTCACGGAGTCTATACGCTCGATGGCTTCCTTCTTTGTTCTTTTACGAGGCATTTAGACACCTCACAAGTCTTGGCCTTGTGTAAGCATCTCGGTCATGTCGGCCTCATTAAGTTTGATAGGTTCGCCGATGATCATAATGTCAATTTCCAAAGTTTGATTGACTGCCGCTGAAACCGCCCGTGCGCCTACACCGATCAATAGATCAGACACAACATTGTAGCCATCGGGGTGAAGATCGGGGGTTCCATAGAGGACCCATTGGTTCTGTCCCCATTGAGGCACTCCTGAAATTGCATCAATAAATTGTGTAGTGGTCATTTCAAGAAGACTGATAACATCAGGGGAAGCGATCCCAACATCCTCGATATTTTCATATGCGGTCGTAGTGCAAAATAGTTTGAGGGAAGCAAAGGTTCCAGCCGCTCCAGCAAGTAGAGGATCAAGGACCCCGTTAGGGTTTGCAGGATCTCGGACATGGTAGCGCACTTCTTTCACTGCAAAGCCTTCTCGCTTAACCACATTGACAAAATCGCTCATATCAACACGGCCATACAAAAGCGTGGTGTCGCCATTGGCATCAACATCAAATTGTAGTCGGTCTCTTAGAATTAGGTCTCTGGTGCCTTTCGCCATGTCTATTGCTACCATGCGACGGTGTATAAACTACACTGAGTGTAGAAGTACCCCCAAGGATTCTTATCTTCTCAGAACATGGCTTCGCCTAATGCGTTGCAGGTTATCGGGGCCGATGGGCTTACGCACGACTTATTTCTAAATACATATTTAGATATACCACGACCTCTTGGGACTGTCATGGCTATTACAAAAACCATAACAATTGATGAAAAAACTGCCCTGATCGCCTCGAAGATTCCGAACTTTAGCCGGTGGGTTCGACAGCAATTATTGAAACACGCTCGAACGGAGAAGGATGTCAAACATACCGTTCCCGCTCATATGCGACATACCAAAAGTCTCGATGATAACATCCTTCGATGCAATCCAAAGCACAAGAACGGAATGTGCTTGATCTGTTGGGGTGAGGAATGATGGCTAACCAGAACACATTTTTGTGTGAATGCGGTCGAGTGATCGGAAGGATGCCCAAAACCGCCTATCATTTGCCTTGGAACGCCGAAAAAGGGGACCCCGTTCATCGTGGTGTCATGTGTGGCGGTTGCAG